AAAGATCACTCGCTGTTCCGACGCTGCCGTATTCGCCGCCAAGTCGTAAAACAGGAACTGAACGGTGACGCGCCCGCCACGGAATCCGGTTTCGCGTTCAATCTGCGAAAAATGCGAATCCGCGTTGGCCAGAGTTACGATTATTTTTTGCGCGCCATCCACGCCCTGGTCGGACGAAGCCACTAATGCCGCAAGGTTGTGCTTTAGCAGCCGCGCCGGATATACGTTGCCGCCCACCGTGACGGCATGTGTGCTCCATCGCACCGTGAGGCCGGACGCCAGCACGCAGTCGAAAAGGAACAGCGGTGTCGCGGGCGTTTCCTGCTCTTTGATTTGGTCGATGGTCGGCATGGGTCTAGCTTTCGGTACTCACAATTTGAATCATCGCGTCGTAAACGTCGGTTCCCTGTGCAGTCACGGTGATTTGGTCGGAGCCAAACCGCGCTTTCGGATACACACCGCCGGCAGTGCCGGTCATTTTATAATCCGACGGCCCCGGTTGCGCCTCTGCCTGCATCCCGAACACTTCCACGGAGGCCCCCGCTGCAACCTGCGCCCCGAACGTAACCGTCGTCGCTCCTGCTTGCCCTGGATTCGAAGAAAAGTAAACTCTTCTCCATTGCATCCCGGCCGCGAAGGATTTGCTGGTATTCGCTACCGCCAGCGTCACCGCCGATCCCGAAGAACTGCGCACCCAGACGCTCAAACAATATTGAAAGTCTCCGGGAACGTTGAGCATCTGAGTCAACCCCGCCGCTGCCTGGCCGGTATTCACCAGCAGCGTCGCGCGCGTGGTACCGAACGGATCGGCGATCCCACCAGTGAGTTGCACCAGCGCGCCAGCGGTCCACGCGCCCGCACTGAAGTTCTCGCTCTGGAGCAGAAGATTCCCCACCGGATCGAGAAAAGTAAACGTACCCGACATACCCGACGTCTGCTGAAATAAGCTCTCGATGGCGTTCCACTCCGCCAGCGTCAGTCCTGTCGCTCGCAGCGACCAGCCCGCGACCGCTCCGTCGGAATCTGCATACACTACCCTGCTCCCATCCGCCAGCACGTTCACCACGGTGCGTTGCAGCCCTTGCTTGATCACCGGATAGAGCGCCGCCGCGCCAGTCGTCAGTTGAGGAAAAACCAGCATGTTAACTTCGGTTCTCCTTCACGGTGACGCTCGCCACCCCGCTCGACTGCCCGACGTACTGCGTCGTCAGCTGATCGCTGTCAAAACTGCAGTTCGCGTACACCGTGCCATCCCATGGGTCGGGGAACGCAAAGCTCTCGGCCTGTCCGCCCTGCGATCTAAAAAATGACTCCACCGCCGTCAGTTCCGCCTCATCCAACAGGCTCAGCCGGATCGTCCATCGCCGAAGCGGCGCTCCATAATCTTGAAACCGTTGTTCACGGCCATCCAGGAAGCGGAACATACGCGTCGAGAACCCGCGCGTCCGACTAGACCCATACTGCGCCACTGCCCCGCTTTTCAATGCTGGAAATGTTGCCACACTACACCTCGCGAATTACGTCGTTCAATACACCGGATTGCAACATCGCCTGCCGGACAGCCAGAGCGATATCCCCGCTGTGGTCCAGGAATGATTGACTATCCATCGCCTGCACCTGCACCGTGATCTGCGGCGAGGGCGAATTCGTCATTGCTCTCGGCACACCGCCTTGCGCTGCATCTACTCCGGACGCGCCGCCGACTCCTTCACGGAAGCCTGCGTCCAAATAGATAGGCAATGGCGCCATGTACGTCGGCAGCGCTGCGGTGCTCGAATCACCGCCACCAAACAGCCCCACCAGACCCGAAACCAATGGCGCCAGACCGACGCCGCCGCCCAACACGCCCCCGAGCGTACTGCCAATTGTGCCCAGGATCGAATCGCCCGCCGACCCTCCGCCACTTGCGGGCTGCACCATCGCCGCCAACGTCTGCTGCATCAGAGCGTCGTTGATGGTCTGCTGTTGCTGCAGTTGATCTGCCAGGCTAGTCATGTGCGTATTGAGCGAATCGCCGCCGCTGAGTCCGCTCGCCCGCAACAAACCCGCCAAACTTTCAGGACCTTTGGTTGTCATCCCTCGCCTCCCGCCACTCTTTTTCCAGCGTCAACATTGCGTCAGCTTCCCTCGCCGGGAGCGCCGCCAGCTCGCCCCTGCCCAGACTCTTGCTCGCGAAGAACCATTCCACCCAGCCAATACTTTCAGGTGTCACCCATGACCGCGGGCATTCTTCGGTCGAAGTGCGTCCCCGCGCCCATACCACTCTCCGCGGCCCGCGCTGTTCGTCGGAAATCCACCCACACCGGCGCGTCCCTTCCAGCCCTTGCCGTCTGCATGACTCGCATTTCCATCCGGCCTGATTCCCGCTCAGAAAATGGAATGCGACAGTTAGTTTTTTCTTTCGGCCTCGCTCAAGCCGCATTCCGCCTTCACGCGGCCCAGGATCTCCGTCGCCAACTCCAGCGGGCCCTTATCCACCACCGCTTGCGGAGTCGCTGGCTCTCCATCGATCGTCAGCCCTTCCACCGTCAGCAATCCCCACTCCAGATATGCCCGGTCCACCTCCGCGCCCACTACTGCGGCCTCTAGCTTCTCCCGCGCGTCCGTACCCGCCGCCAGAAACTCCGCCTTGCGCCCGATTTCCCGAATCCGACGCGCCAGCTCCAACCTTCGTCCAAACGTCAGCCGCGCGATCGCATATCTCACTCCGGCCACCGACTCCGCATCGAACCACAACGCGCTGTCGTAGGAATGTTCCGCCTCGCTTCTAAGCGAACGCGATGTAGAGCTCATCGTTGACTGCCCCCTGTGCCCGGCTGTTCTGAAATTTCCATTGCAACCGCGTCTCTGAATCGTCGAAAGAAGGAACCTCCGGCACCATTGCCGGCATATATGCTCCAAACAACTGCCCGCTCGTCTGGCCGAGTTGCAGCATCACGCTGATGGGCGACCGCTGCCGCGCCGCTTGATACAGCGCTGGAGTCTGCGCGTCCGCCATCTCGAATACGCTGAAGTTCAGCATCACTTTGCGTTCCCCCGCGGCGATGCAGCGCGCCAGGTCGCTGCCGAACTCGCGCACTCGCAGTTGAACGCTATTGCTCAGACTGAGTTCCGCCCCAGTCAGCGTAAGAAAATTCGCCGGAGTCGCGCCCATCCACACTTGCCCCAGATGCCCCGGCACGATCGTGTAGTCGAAGCCGGCGTTCTCTGGCTCCGGAGCGAACTGCGTCAAACCGCCCTGTCCGCTGGTGAAGCTGGCGCTGTCCAGCAAATCTTGTGAAGGCCCCGCGAAGACAAATTCCTGAAAGTCGCCATTCACCCTGACCTTCACCGAATCGATCGCCGCTCCGTTCAGAATTCGTTGCACCGCGCCTGCCGGATCCCAATAATCGAAAATGCTGACGCTCCCTAAATCGCTCCCCAGCGGATACGTCAGCGTCGGGCCCAGAACCGTCCCCGCCGCTACTCCGCCCGTGAAAGGTGCAATCAGAAACACGGTCGTCGAATCCTGGATCGCCGCGACGAATCGAATCTCCCCCCCGTTCGCCACGGCCTGGCCAATGCTCAATCCGTGCGCCGCCGAGAAAGCGATCTGCGTCGTCGCGCTGGTCGCCGCCACCGTTCCACCGGCGAAAGTTAGCGGAGTCCCGCCCATTGCTGCCTGAAACAAGGGTCCGTGGCTCGGTGCCGCGTGCCCGTTCACCCAATCCGTCATAAAGGTGTTGAGCTGATATGCGGTTCGCTTCCGGATGCCGTTCGGTAATCCTACGAAGGTCCGGCTCCCTGACTTGTCCCTGCGCGAGTTCTGTTCCGGCGCCTGCCTCGCCGCCAGCTTCACTCCCGGAATCCGGTTCTCCCCGGTAATCGCCGGCACGCTGCCGTAAGTGGATTCGAGCGCAACATAGAACCGGTTATTGTTTGACGATATGTAACACGACATGAATCCCAGCCCCTCTCAATTCGACAAATCGACTTCAAAAATCACTTTGGCCGCTTGCAGAATATTGCGCCCGCCGTGTTGCACCGGATCGAACTTCACCTCGTAACCGCCGGTAAAAAACATTCCCTGTCCCCAGTCACCGCGATTCGCGTCCAACACCTGGGTCACCGCATCCACGTACAGCCGAACCTTCTCTTCCAGTCCCTCGATGCGGTCCTGTGACGCCCTCACCTCGGCCACCGTGCGCACTTTGCCTGAAAAATTGCGGAACTTCTCGGTCAGCAGATTTTGCACCCGGTCCGTGTATACCAGCACCACCGGATACTTCACCGCCGCGCTCTTCTCCATCAACGCCACCGGCGCATTCTGCGGAATCACGCTCTCCTCCGGAATCGAAGGCAAATTCACTCCGGCGTTCACAGCGATCTGCGCTGTTACCGGCGCCAATCCCGCAAGAGAGTCCGTGAGCAGCGCCACCACTTTCCCCGCCGCAATGCTCGCAGCCTGCGCCATGACGCTATCCCCGCCTCAAGATCCGGCCGCCGGTTACGAACATGTCCGCCGCCTGTCCATCCCCGGGACTCGCGCCGCTCACCAGTCCCGAGCCCGGCAGTGTGAAGGTCGCACCAATCGCCAATGGCGCGCTGTTCTGCTGCGTCAGTGTCGAAATCGCCAGCCCCAGATACACATTCCACCCCGCCGCAACTGCCGGCGCATTTACTGTTGCCACTGTCAATAAACTGTTGTCCGTGGTCTGAAAAGTCGTCGCAGGACTCGCCTTTCCCTCTTGACCCGCCGCCGCCAGCCAACTCACCTGCGCGTAGTAAATCGTCGAGGCCAACGTCCCTGTTGCCGCTCCCAGCACCGGTAGTCCGGCCCGCGGCACCGGCGCCGCCGCCAGTCCGATGCCGAACTCAAGCGTCCGCTCCTTGGCTCCACGCGCCAGCTCGCTATATTCTTCCCATTTGCTCCGATAACGATCGTTCAGTTGGTTGTTATAGGCGTCCCGGTAAACCACTGCCAGCGTATGCAGTGCATGCCAGCGCTTCATCTGCGGGCTCACCACTACGTCCGACACACCCAACCGGCGCCGGTCTCCTCCCAACGGAAATTCAGTGAGCGGATACTGCGTTCGCGTGTGACCGAGCAGAATATCCAGCAGATCCTGAGAAATCTCCTCCGTAGCCAGACAGAGCTTCGCGTCCAGATCGATGGTCTCCACGTGCGCCACGTCCAGAATTGCCGTCTCATACACCCGCAGCGCTTCTGTATCGTTCGGATTGCCGTCCGTTAACAGGGCCATATCTCATCTCCGTTTTCTTGCCGCCCAATAAAAATGGGGACGAGCCACAACAGCCCGTCCCCCGCTGCGACCAGTACTGTACTAACTGTTCACTTGCACCGCGTGGTTATTCCGCAGCACGCCTACGCCATAGAGCACGTCCACCGTGAACTGCTGCGCCAGCGTATTCGGTTGATAGCTCATAGTGACGCGCATCCCGAAATTGCCGAGCTCGGCATACTCCGCAATAGCGCCCGTTCCCGGCAGAGGCTGCGGCAGCCGGCGCACTACCAGGCCAATTGCGTTCTTCGCAAACGCCAGATTGTGCGTGGTCACGGGGCTGCTCCCCGTCTTCGCAACGAACTGCGAGCGGAAGATGTAGAAGTCCTTCATCTTGCCCACTGCCCCATCCACGATCACGCGCAGTCCGGCTTCGCCCACCGAGTTGAATTCGCTGAAACGCGGAATCTGCCGCAGCGCCGAGTAAGTGGCTGCGTCCACCACTAGGTACTTCGCCGCGCTCGCCGGCACCTTGGTGCTGAAAAGAGCCGTCTCCGCCGCATCCACCGTCGCTTCCGTGATCGTAGTGCCCGCCGTACCCACCGCCGTGTTCGCCGTGAACTGCGGATAGAGCGCCAGCAGATCGCTTTCAATCTTCTCCGCCAATGCCACTACCGCCGGCTGCATATATAGCTTCAGAAGATCCGGCACCGCCAGAATCTTGGTCACGTCCGGCACTTGGAACGTAGCCTCCGCGTGGGTGTTCAGCACGATCTGCGCATTCCCCAGATTCGGATTCTGCGTCTGCACCGTGCCGCCTTCCGCGATATTATTCGCGACCAGCGTTGGTGGAATCGGGACGTTGATGGTGTCTCCCGCCTGCGCCAGTGCCGGCTCATAATCGCGATTGACCAGGTTCCCCATTACCAGGTTCCCCATCAACGCCGGCAGGGCGTCCGCCGCCACCAGCTTTACAATCGCGCTTGCTACGTTTGCCGAAGTTATTGTTGCCATTGTTCTCTCTCTCCTCTACCACCCGCGCAGCGTCAACGACGCCACTCTGGCGAT